ATGTTTGATATGGGTGGTTCATCTAACAAATCATTCAGTCGAAGTGACAAACGAGGCTCTCGTCGTAGAGGTAAGCCTAAGATGGATTCTTCAGATATGAAGGAAGATATTTAATTTATAAGAGATCACTATGCAGATTGAAAAGTTATCGCAATCCTATTTGGTAAGTATCCTTGAGGAAGAGAAAATCCCATTGGTTTCGAATACTCTCCAGCAATTACGCGAAGGTAAAGAGCCTACTCCACGTAGCCCTCTGTTCAAAGATGAAGGTGAATCAACTGTTGTTGATAATTATCTGAAGATACTTTCCCGCACTCCTGGTATCACTAGTGATCTCTATGATTACGAAGTCAGTCGACTACCGAAAGTCGGTCCACAGGGCGGTTATCCACCGTTCGACGACAGGCGAAGTAGTTTTGAAGATTACTACACTTTACCTGGTGTTATCGACTATACTGACGACGAAATCAATGATCTTGCTACTAGAGTAAGAGACCATCTTTTCAGAGGAAAGACAGATCTCAGACCTTGGTCCTACGATCGCGTTATTCCTAAAGGACAACTTAGTGGCTCACTTGACACTAACTCTGGTTGTCCATCTTATGGTAAACGATCTGATACTACGATTCAGGCCCGTGCTATCAGAGACGCGAGTTCCGGTAAATGGAAGGATTACCCAGCAATACTCGGATCCAGAGGACAGAGAAATTCCGACAGGTTTATCTTCATGTTCCCTTTTTCGACTAACCTTATTGAACAAACTTTTGTCAATACAGTTCTTGATGCAATTAGATCCAACTCTATTCCAAGTTTTAGTGCATGGGAAGGTTTCGATAAAGTTGCATTATCTATAACTGAACAAGGGGTTTCGAGTACGAAGACCAAGTGTGCTACGGATTACATCAAGATGGATAAACACTTTGGACCAGACCATTTTGACTTTGTATACCGTGTTCTAGCTCCTGTGTTTCAGCGGTCCGTGCGAGAACAACTTAGGGAGAGTCTTACTCATTGTAGCGAGATACCGGTGTTAGTAAGCACTGATAAACTTTACACTGGAACGCACGGAATGCCCAGTGGATCGGGTTGGACCAACTTAGCCGAATCAATTGTTTCATTAGCTATTATGTTTACTGTTGAAGATCATTATGGTGAGGAAGCAATTAAACAACTTCTCGGTGATGACGGCATTATGTTATGGTTCTCCGAAATTCATGATTTTCCTGACGTATTTAAAGAACATTCTCAGAAGTTCGGATTGGTTAGTTCTCCCGATAAGCAGAGAGTAGATTTAAAAACATTCACCTACCTGCAACGTTTCTTTGATGTTAGAATCAGAACTCAATTAAACGGAAAATCTGTCGTGGCAGGTAGTTATCCCGGAATACTAGCGCTAAATTCCGCGATGAACCCCGAGCGGTTCCACGACCCAGTCAAATGGAGTAGTAGTATGGAGTCACTCCGCTGGATAATGATTCTAGAAAATGTGAATCAGTCTCCTGTTTTCCACAATCTAGTTGATTACTTTATTAAGGGTGATAAGTTCAAACTTGGACTTGTGATCCCAGGCTTTCTTAAGAGGGGGATTTCTCAATCCTACCAGACAGCCAAGACCCTGAAAGATTTCGTTCCTACGTATACAAAGTCCTCTGTCGAGAAGGGCATTCATGACTTCGCAGTTGTGAAGTATCTAAGATCGAAACGTCTCCGCTAGAGGCGAGGGTCCGAGAGGTTCTT